TCTGAAATCGTATAGACATATTTAATTCCTTCCATATCCACCATCCCATACTAAGCATGTATCGGTATTACTAATAACTGAAGTACCAAAATCGTATACAATAGAAGTACCATCAAGTGTTATATCTTCCACAAATGCAACTGTTTTCCAAGTCTCTGCCATTTTATTTATTTCTCCAAGCCTAAACCTTGTAATTTATCGCGACCATTAGTAACATACTTCTCTGTGGCCTGTTCTAGGCAGCTATGTTTAAGCATATCCAAAATTAAGTTGATCTGTGTTAACGGCATCTTTGATCGAGCGATCAATTCTTCAAGCCTACGATATAGGATAACAATCTTAGGTTCAAGTGAATCTTCATAAATTTGAGCCAATTTTATCATCTGCTGTATCTGTAATTCTTTATTTTTCGATCGTACCTCATCCAGGGTAGCCGCCTTTTTAATCTTTGCCACTATACAGCCACCGTACAAACCTTAATTGCAAGCTCATTGGTCTGGAAACATGTCATTCCTACAACCTGAGTCAAGGCAGCTTTGGCTACATCATCTGCAACAGTATGAATCACGGTATTTTCTAACTGCTGTCCATTAAAATCAACAGCCGAAGTAGGTTCACCCAATTCGTTCAACAGAATCTCATCTGACCCGGCATTCTTATGACTGACAGCATGTGCCTGGGGTGCATTATCAGCGGTTACATCAGCTCCAGAGGTAACGCTTAAATCGGACAGAACCTCAACGACCGACTTACTCTCTATACCGTTAGCGGTAAACTTGGCATATTCCCCTGTCGCCGCGTCAGCTTGATCAATCTGCACAATATTATCATCAGCGATGCCGATGGCAATACCGTCCACATTACCACCGGTGATTCGTCCTACTAATTCCTGTTCCGCTACAACTAATGCTGCGGGTGTGTCATCTATTGTAGCAGCTAAAACTGATTGAGCATCGAACAATGCATTGGTTACAATATCTTCTACAAACGCAACTGTCTTCCAGGTCTCTGCCATGGTTAAACTCCTTCAAGACAAACATAAACATTTTTATCATCACTATCGTAAAACATAGCACCTTCTATCGCAGATATCGCGTCGGTCCTTGGTGTTAAAACCACTTGAGCGAATGTAGCTACTTGTTCAGTTGTTATGGCCCCACCATCTTCCAGGGTAACATCGTCTAGCCATGTGGTCAATTCCGAATTAACCGATACCACACCATTGGTTGCTTGTAATATGCCATCAAAATCTGTTAAAGTTAAACCCGCAAACGTGATACTTGCCCCGGCATGAATATCTTGAGGCGTGGATAAGGTCATCGTACCGTCACCGTCATTAGTTTTATTTATTTGGTTGGTAGTGCCATCCACAAAGTCATTGATATCTGCCGGGGCTAGTGACTTATTTGAATCCGTTCGTACTAGTTTATTCACTTCCAATTCGTCAAGGGTTAGCGTTGAATACGTTGGTGTACTTGATGTGCCAAGGCGACGAATGATGTCCTGCAATGCTTGCCTTACGCGTGGTTTGCAATCATTCACGGTAGGTATAAGGATACCAGGATTTTGATTCCCATCACTCATATGTCACCCCTTATTAATCCCAGAATTTAAAAGTGTCCATTGATACTGCCGCGAGGTTGGGGTTGGCCTTTGCCAACCCGCCACCGCTGTCCTGCATTGATAGTGCCTTCTGTTGCATGTCTAATTTCTGCTGTTGCAGTGCCATTTCCTTCTGTTGTGCCGAACCATGCATGGGTCGCCCGAATGCGTCAAGACCCGGTGTCTGTGTGGTGCCCTGTCTGACATCACCACCATAACCACTCGATGACATTCTCTCTGAACTCGCACGATTGGCGGCACCTTCGCTTGCCTGAAACTGGCGGTTTAAGGCACTCTCACTGGCACCTTGGGCAAGACCAGCATACTGCAATGCCAATCCCTCTGTACGAGCAGCAGATTCGCCAGCCACGACACCCTTTGCCCGTGTAGCAGATTCACCCACGCTAGCCGTCATGCCACCCACTGCCGTGGTGCCAGCTAGACCGGAACCTATCATATTGCTCATACCCTGTGACAAGCTACGCTCTGCACCCTTGTCAATGTCAGCGTTCTGTCCCTCTACCCATTTGGCAGACGCCGCGTCAAGTGCTGAACGATCTACCGCTGCTGGTGCCGCTGTTGCTGCTGTTGCTGCTGATTTGGAACGTTTCCTATCGGCTTTAAGACCGGCAAGCTTGGCATTCGCATGTGGTACCAGACCAGGGGAAAGTTGTCCACTTTGCAACAAGGACTGAATTTCTTCCTCATTTATGTTACTAAAGTTGTAAGATACAATCATATCATCACCACCTATTATATATTGTTCGCTGTTAGATTCTCAAGTGCAAATGATTGGGCGACTGTATCGTTTCCGACCACTATACCCATCCATCTTCCCCTGATCTTACGTCTATCCACGTTGCCCTTTTGGAATCCAGGGGTCTTTATATTCCTCTGGTATCTTGGGGATGCACCCGAAGTCAACTTCTTTATAAGCCCTTCGGCGGATGCTTCAGCGTACACTTTACAATACACCACGCTGGAATCGTTTGAACCGCCGTCACCATCTCCACCAGTTACTACGTTTATACCACCTATACGTCCGTATCTACGTACCTTGTTAGACGTTGGCATAGGCCCGAAACCTATATAGGAATCAATTGCCTCATCCCCTGCTGCACCGGCATCGTCACTCTTTGATGACTTGTCCCATTCTCTTATGTAACCATCTTGGCTACCGATAAGCAATGCTCTGTCATCGGGATCATCGGCAATGAAATTCCACATGCTGAAGATCGACGCTTCTTCTGGGTATGTCTCAGGAAACAAGCCGCCAGTTCTGAGGTCATAGAACCACCCTACATTGGTCCCATCAGCTATGGTGACTCTCTGTATTACTATGCCCTTCGCAGCATTGTCATACTCCATGGTTATCCTGTGTACCAAAGGATTGTATGCTATGTCCTCAATGAAGTCTGGATACGTTTCCTTGGTTACATTGCCAGCTGTACCGAACCCGGGTGGTATCTGCAACATGCCTTCATTAGCAAGCATGAATAGGTTCTGATCGTTATCCCAACACCATGCACGCGGTGCCAGCAAGCCTGTCGTTCTCATTAGGTTAATACGACCACCGGCACACGGGTTTCCTAGCATCACATGAAGTTCACCGGCACAACCAAATACCATGTAGTCATCACTGTATGATATCATGTCTATCATGATGTCACCCACTTCACCGGCATCGGTGTTGTTACCAGCCACGGCAGATCCAGCGTCGTTCTGTGCATACAAGAAGTCCCACGGATTGTTCTGCCTTGTGGCGTACCATTGGTGGGGATACAACACGTCGCCACTCAACCACACACGCCCTATGTGAAGCGTAACTAGACTGGCATACGTCGGCAATGCACCGAATGCAGTTGCATCATTAGCGTATGGCGTCCAGGCATACCAGAATGGTCCAGCCACTTCTATTGTGCCAGTGAATGAAACTGCGTCGAGATTTTTATTCGTCCCCGTCACCGTCTCTGCTTCAAATGTCTCAGCGGATATCCTGTTGCCGTATATGGTAGCAGCGGCACCGGCACCGGCTGTTATGTAGTCTACTACCATAGCGGCACCTGATGTGCCACCGTTTATAATATCACCATGATACGGTATGTTGGTGCCTATATCCAGGGTGGTTATTTTCACGTTAATAAAATCTGCTACCTTAAAGTTGTCGTAGTTAGCCACGAACACCTTACCATATGCTTCTGCTGCACGCAACGGCTTAGAACAATCTATATCACCAGCAGCGTCGGACAGTTCTACGAGATTGTCAGGGTCAGGGCCATAATAAACCTTGTCATTACAGAACGTAACTATGTTCCTGGTGTACTTCTTGTCACCAGGGTTTATAGGGTCCGGGTTGCCGACCGGCGTAACTGCACCCCATTGCGGATAACTTGGCAATCCACTTATTAGCGACGTCTGGGCACCAGTGGTTTCATTAATGGTATAAACGGCCATGTGTTACTCACCTCCTGCACCCCATGTTGCCACGTAGGTGATAGTTCCATTGTTGTAGATATTGGAGTATATGTCTTCACCCGCAACATCTAGCACCTGATAGAAGTCGTCACCGTCATCGTGACGCCACTTCTCCATGCCCAAAGCGTCCGTGCCCAACCATATAAAGTCATTAGCGTCTATGCCGAATCCCTTCAACTCGTTGCCCCATGCAGCTAGGTCGTTGCCGTCACCGGCACCAGTTGTACCCTTAGTATGCCACAGTGCCCTAACAGTTGAATACTGAAATGCATGACTCATATCCCCATCGGAATGTACAACTAAACCAGGGCTTGAGAATATAATGTCAGCACCCACGCCGTTGGTGTTGGTCCACAGTTGTGCTAGGCTAGAGTTGTATTCCCGTGTCGTAACACCGCGTGAGTTTGCAGCGAGTACGAGTATCATTATAGAATCAGTGCTCGTAATGCCAACGCGTAGACCGAAGTCGCCCGTTAGCCCAGATGTAAATGGTACGTCACTTCCTAGGTCAGCGGCTATCCTTGTGAAGCATACACCACTTACTGCGTCGTGCCCTACTATTATTCTTCCCGCTGAATCAAGTGCCACACAATTAGCGTAGGCAGTGGAGCCACCAGCGTTGTAGGAACCCACCAGTGTACCACTTGAATTAAATTTCCATAGGTTCTTTGAACCCACGTTTTCCCCCACGGCATACACATTGTCACTTGAGTCAATAGCAACGCCGTAGGTAGCACCACCCGTGTCGGCTGACCACGACGGCGACGCACCACCTGTGTCTGCGTAAGCCCATACCGATTTTGAACCTTCTCTTAGCCCTGCTATTGCCAACATATGTCACCCCTTATGCCGATTCTACTACGGTTACTTGTACCATTTCCACAATTGGGCTTGCTACCGTTTTGCTTACTTGCGTCGCACTCCATTTCCTTATAGCAGGGCGTTTGCCACCGCGTGCCCTATCATCGAGTGAGTCGAATGACCTGACATTATTAATATACGGTGACGTCCCAACTGGTTGCTGCGTGGTAGCGTTACCCTTATGATAACCTTTGAATGGGAATGTCAATTTCATAAGATATGCGGTCCCCAGTTATTGGCCGGGGACCGCCCTGTTTACTATTAGGTGGCCGCCGGAACACCACTATCTTCTGCATCGGTACAATGATTATGTGCCCAAACATCATTAGCACTGCCATAATACCCTGCCGTATTATCAATATCGGCCGCAACATCACTGAAGTAATTGTCAGACACTACGTTTCCACCGCCGCCGCCATCATACTCACCGCCAGTATTGAGAACAAGAGTTGCCGCTTCTTCTCCTGTTGCCGTGGTGAAAGAGTTGCGCTTAACATCACTGCAATTGAGCATGAGGTTCAAACTCTTTGTGTTGTTAGCAAAGAAATTATCCGTAATTTCCCAGAATACCGCCGCCTGCACATAGTCGGTACCGCAAACAGCGCCTTCATATGTGGCTGTGGTGGTAAAGCCGTTAAACCTATTGTTACGGATTTGACAAGCCGTCACCCCACCAGATGCTTGGATCGCCATTTTAGCCGTGGCCCCGGAGAACCAATTGTTAGCTATCACGATACCATCGACGTACTCAGTGGCCCCAACGTCTTTTGCGAGCGCGATATACGGGGCGGTGTTGGCGGAACTATGAAACCGGAAACCCCACACCTCCCAGTCGGCACCGATAATTGTCAGATGGGATGATCCAGTTGCACCGGACTGCCATAGGGGGAATTGCCTTGAACCGCTTACTGCGATAAGTTTGCACCGATTGATAGGATCACCAGCACCGGGAGTAGTCACAGCTTCGCTATAGGACGATCCGCCCACGTAAACTGTACAGTTATCTTCGGTGCAAAGATTGACGCCGGCCTGAATGGTTTTCTTGGCAGTGTCCCAAGTAAGGCCATCATAAGTATCAAGACCATTGTCGCTATCAACATAATAATGTCGCGGTCCGTTACCGTTAGCACTGTTCATAGCATCCTGGGTAAACCCAGCGGTATTCAAAACGGACGTAATTTGAGGTGATGTAACTGTCACGGCAAGATTCTCCCCAGTAGTGACGGCATTGAAGTCACAACTTGCCTTCGTACCCTCGTTAACATATCGTGAGGTGCCAGATGTACCGTCCACATGGACAAATATACATCCCGGGGCATACCCGGTTGCGGTATCGGTAGGAACCGTAATACCACGACACTCTGTAATACCATCTTCGGTTGTAAATATAGTTTTAACGGCACCGGTATCAGGCGCAGCGCCATCCGGCACCATATTCTGATGCTCAAAGCCATGTAGGGCCATAATTTATTCCTTACGTATTAAATACGACGTTGTTCCAGACACGTATGTGCCTAGACGATTTATTATTCATGGTGCCCAACGCTCTTGGCGCAGAATTTGCATCTATTCTGTACGCGGCTGGGAGTGCGACATCTTCAAAATATTTGACATACTTGTTGCCAAGTTCTGCATCTTCAGCTTCCATCTCACATTTAGCCAAACATGCGATCTTGATAGCCTCATCAAATTGGGCACCAGCAGGATGTAAGTTAGCGGCTGGCTCAACAACATAAATACTATCGGCGGCAGGATTAGTACCACCAACTGTACCTTCTATGTCCAGCCAATCTGCCACGGTGAATGAACCCGTTGCCCCAGTATAGTCCGTTACAGTGGCATAACCGCCTTTGCCCGTACCGGATATAATGCTTATAATCTGCGTGTTAAAATAGTCGTCCGGCTCTAATCTCGTGGCATCTACTAGAGTGGTGTCACTCGTTGAATCAGCAGTTCCACCTTCGAGCAACATCTTGTCAAATTGTAGCACATATGGGAACTGGACTGAGTCGGCTAAACTTGGTTCTGGGTTGAATAAAATTTCCCACCGTCTAGTTGCCATCAAAGTATTGGCCGTAGGTTGGTAAGGTCGTATAGCTGCAAGGGATGGGTAGCCAGTTGATATGCTATTTGATCTACTCTGCACAATGCGCGTGGCATCACACCAGTCTATCTGTGTCCCATGCCCTGATTCGGCTATGTAAGATATCTTACCAGCAGGCTGGGTACACCCAGCGGATAGCATATACCTTGCAGCATCACTACCTATGTTGCTGACGCCATCACCGTTCGGGTAGAATAAGATTGTTTCTGTCCTACGCATCCATCGCCATTTTCCATTGGAACTAGGTGGCCGTGACGCGAACATACGTATGGCTTCGTTAACTATCTTTTTACATTCCCTGAGATTGAATGCATCATCAGCCGGTATGTATGGTATCCCATTTGTATCATAAGATGCGACGCCATAGTATTCCGCGACAAACAGAAGCAAGTCTCGGAATGTTAAAGTAGCACTTGATTCAGCCATGATTAAACTCCAAATATGTGTACCCCCTGGTTCCACCAGAGAGTACACGTTAGCTAGGCTTTCGCCCAGAAAGACAGGTCAATTACAATGCCGTTGCTACCCGTACCCAATCGACGTAAATTCCATCACCATTGGCAACGCCAGATTCACCGATACTAGAAAGCAGACGCGCCATGTTAGTAGCACCCGGCCAGTTAGCATTGGTGGTCGTAAGGTCAATATCAGTTGCAGCACCAAGATAAACGCCATCGTCGTAAAACTGAACATAAGTACCCTGACTCTTGGTTACAATTTTGAAACCCACACGGTGCCATGTATCGGCCACCAACGTAATAACGCCGGTACTTGACTGTGCAGTGCCAGAAGTGGCTTCATTGTAAACCAACGTCAAATCATCGCAATCACCAGATAGTTGTGCAAATCCAACATAGTCAATATCAGACATAGCGGCGCCACCAGCGGTCATACCACCACCGGCAGAAGTTTTTGCTTCACCCGGTGCAGCAAGACCAACAAATGCACCATTGTCAGAATCGGTAATAGACACAACCTTAATGCGTGCCTCAAACCACAGGCCCTTTGCAGAACCCTGTGAACCGGCAGAAGGTGTCTTCCACATACCAGCGGTGTTTTCACCATCCGTAACTGCCACAACATCGGCATCAGTTCCGCGCTGTTGCAACAGAAGCCAACCCTCATCGTCGGTCTGCAATGCAACATCGGCTACATCGTTGGACGTGGCGTAAGAAATCCAACCCTTTGGTTGACCGTGCACCAATGTGGTCCCGGTTACGACGCCACTGAGGAAGTCCTCAAAGTCATGGCGACCCTTCGCAGGATCGGCCAAATAATCGTTGACAGGACAGTCGTTCCAGATAATAGGGCTGGGCATACGAGAAACTTCGGATTCAGCAGCACCATATCGTACAAATGCACTCATAGTTTTTTCTCCTTGTCATTGTTTGTATGTACTAATTAGATACTAATTTGGTATCCAGATTAGGCAGTGATAGCTTTGTGAATGACGAAACCGGCCTTACGTCTGTTCAGGCACAAGTTGTTGTGGGAACCGTCCAGAAAGACTGTGAACGTGGTGTGCTGACGACGATCGGTCATAGGTTCAGACTCAATCATCCAATAACCATCCTGAACGACGGGGACAAACTTGGAGAAGTCAACGCAATATAGGGGATCTGTTGCATCACCAGTCACGGGGTCGGTGACACTGTCGAGTTCAGACACATACACAACCGGCAGGCGGTTAATCATGACATTGCCACCATCATCAACGCGCAAATTAGATAAGACATCCTTGCCACTGTGGTTATCATCCTTCTCATCAGACAACCGCATGAGCTTGGAAATCAATTCATAGCCAGCATAGCAACGCTTTGCAGCAGAACGAGCGGAAGCAGGATCATTGACTATCAGTGGTGCCTTAAACTTGGTACGCATAAATGCGACACGGAAGGTATCAACCATACTTGCATCCACATCACTATAGAGTGCAGCATAATTCTTCCACTTAACATTCGCATTAGCATCAAGCCCAGCACAGGTGGTTCCAGTCGAACCGTCTTGATAGCGGATAGTCTGACCTTCAAACCCATCAGTAGATGCATCGGCATCCAGCATATTCAGATAGTAGGGAACACCGTTGGGATACAACGTATCATTTACTGACGTGGGGGTTTTCCACGCACGTTCCTCGATTAAGTCAGCGAGTGACCACAAACCGTCGATTCTACGTGAGTCCATCAGACGAATGAAACCCTTTGCAGAGTTGGCATTACGCATGATCTCAAGCTTGTCCCAGGAATAGTTCGTGCCAATCTGGCACCATGGCACAGTGATGGTTCGCATCACATCGTTCACAGTCGGTTCGTCAGTGTCATACAACCGACGATAACGTGCAGCACCATTGTGATCAAGCATGACCCGACGACTGATAGCAGTACCACCATCAATCTCAACCCTTTCATTCTGATAAATTCTACAGAATTCATATTCAGGATTGTCCCACATAACCTCGAATTCCTGACTAGGAAGGTCTTCCAAGGTGGTTTGAAGAAGGTCAGCCAATTGAGAGTCTTTTACAGCCATAACTCATTTCCTTTCTAACTAGTTCCAGTTTAACAGTTACTTAACTGCGTAAACCTTTGAATAGAGATGACAGACGCTCGTTTGTTCTGTCAACAAGTTCTTGTTTGTTAGCTGGTTTACCACCAGCCGTAACGTTTTTGTTTGACTTTGATTTTCCATCGGACGGACGAACAACGCGTGACTTGCTTCGCTTCTGTACCTGCTTCATAATCTTAGTCCGTGCGATACTTTCTGCAATCGGTTCACTCACAATCATATGAGCACGCTCCATCGCTTCACCAAGTGCCATATCGTCACCGTGCATCTTTGCACCGATCAAGATTTGATCCGCGTATTGACACACTAAGTCACGATTAGACTTTTGCCCAACTGACAGTTTTTCCCAGGTATCGTCAACCTTATCAAGACCACCGTAAAACTTTTTAAATAGGTCCATCGTCTTGCCGTCGAAGAAACCATTCACTGATTTACGCGTCTGATCTTCAATCTCCTGTTCCTGCCGCGACACTTGATTCTGTGTAGCGGAAAGACTCTGGTTCAACTGCTGGAACGACTCTTTCATTCCTGTCAGTTGCTCTGCCTGCTGTGCGAACAACATCACTAAAGGATCATCATCCCCGTACTTCACTTTCAACGCTTCCATGTCGATCTTTGGTACGACATTATCACCTTCGTTCGTTAAGTCCGGTGCCGCCTGACCATTACCATTTGCTTGTTCCATCGCTTTCGCTTTGCGTCCCATCTCAGCGAATGTATTGGTCATGCTGTTATCTCTTGTGTGCATGTTCTGAAGTAACGTCGTGACATAATCTATACCAATCTTATCGACCATGTCTGCGATGTTCTCGGGTGAATAACCGAACCGTGCCCCACTACGATAGTAGGCATCGGGTAATTCTGGCAACTCAATTTCTTCTTCGCCACCGTCTTTGCTCACCGGGGTAGGCTGATCGTCCTCAACTTCGGCGTCTGCATCTGGTTTTGCTTCAAGGTTATCATCCTGATTTTCCTCATCGTCAACCTTCTGGGTAGGTGCCGCGTTTAGTTCGTCTTCTGCCGGGCTTCCACCAATACCAGCCAGCATCTCTGCTACACTGCTGATCAGTTCTGGTTTATCAAGTGCATCTTCATCCATTTCGCGAAGTTTTACTTCGCTTTCTTCACCGTTTGCTGCCATGGTACTTTCCTTTAATAAGTTGCCTATTATATAGGGGTAAGATATTAGGATACCTTTGTTGATCTGCGTCTACTCTTTCCAGGTTTCTTCACACACCCGGATTCTTTCAGATACCTATCATGATCCTTGAAGTTATCAAGGATAGGTCTGCATTTCTTGTCTAGCTTTATGTATGGAAACTTTGTCTCATGCTCCTTCCTCTGACTTGGTGCCACCGCCAGTGCATCTGAATGTAATGGTACTCTATATGAATCATTCGCCGTCGCGAACAAGTCAGCCTTATAGTCCCTTTGCATTAGCCTATCACATATAAGACATAATGGTTCCAACTCGCTAACTTCGCTCATTCTTGCTATCTCTGTCCTTCTGTTTCCGCACTCCTTGCAGACGAAAGTATAGGCTGGCATATTACTTCTCCCATGCGGCACGGTAGGCGGCTTTACGCTTTTTAGCAGCGTCCTCACGTTTTTCGGCGGCACTTAGATTCTTGTAGGCTTTCTTCTGGGCACGCTTCGCCATCTCAACCTTGACATTGGCACTCAACCTTGTCAACCAGTTTGCCGGTTTGCCCTTCTTCGCCGCTGGTTTAGCCTTCGGTTTTGGCATCGGTTTCCTATTCCTTTTATACGCTTCCACAGACTTCCTTGCCTGTTCCTTGGTGACTTTAGCCACTGAACACCTCCTTCAATTTCTTGCCGACTTTAGTTTCGACACTTATCTGTGCGGCAACTTCCGCATTCTGTACCAACTGAAAGGCAAGGTACTTCTTAACATACCCAACCATCTTTGAATCGGCAAGAATCTTTTGAGCGTCTTGCAACGTGCGTAGCGAATCTTCCACGCGGTACTTAGAATAATCATTGCTATCATCGCTCAATATAGCACCCTTGCTATTCTTCAATTCCTCATAATACTTGCCAGTTAATTTGGTCTTCATATTTACCTCGCACTCTGGGCTACATTAGCCGTTGACTGTTCACCAGATTTCTTGTCCTGCATCGGCGAAGTAGGGCCACCCTTTTTCGCATTGGCCGGGGCACCATTCTGTGCCATGGCACCCGGACTGGCCGTACCCGCTTTCATATTACCCTGTGGCCCCATCTGCATCATAAGATCCATTTTCTTCTGGAAGTTTGGATCAATAAACCAATCATGAACCTCATCGAGTATACCCATTTTATCAGCCACGTCAGTAAGTGACTGTTGAAGATTGAACGGTTGGCCCATCTGCTGCATCACCATAGTCGCCTGTGCCATAGCTGGTACAATTGAACCGGCAAACTCAAGTATCTGCTTCGCGACGAGAGTTGGATCTTTTACCTGCATCGAACGTGACCTGATCTTGAAGATGAAATCCTCAGGTTCACCACGTCTCTGTGCTGGTGTCAGGTACAACTGAACACGGTCAGTGGTCCCATCTGGCCTATGCGGTATGGGTGCATTTATAAGTGGATCGCGATGCATGTACCATGCTTCTTTTTCACTTAACAAGCCAGTAGCATCATATGTCATATCCTTGCCGTCTTCAAGACCGACAGCAGCGTTGCTCGCAAGAATCTGTGACTGTGTTGCGGTCTTAGCGTTCTGTGCGTTACCGGCCATCTGATCAGGGTTGCCAGCCATGTAGTTAAACCATGTTCTCAGGCTACCCACAAAGTCTTCACTACCCTTGTCCTGCCCGCCGAAGTTGGCTACCTGTGCTGACTTGGGATCTGCGAATACTACATCACCATCTTCCGATTTACGCAGATCTTCAACTTCATCAGTTAGGGATGAATCAGCTATGACAATTGATTTCTGCCTTTCAGCCTGTGACATAACCTTTTCCATCATAGAATTTGCCATACGATTAAGGTCATACCATACGCCCACTGGTGCTATGGCAAATGGGTTGTCCGGCACTGGTTGCCCCATTGTGAGGAACGTATATGGACCATCTTTTGGACCGTAGTAATCAGTTGCCGACAGATAGTCGTCAAAAACGATTTGGTTGGGATCAGGTATGGCTAATATCGCATCTGCACTTGGCACATACAAGTATATAACGTCAATTAGGTCTTCAATATCAATAATCTTGTTATCAGTAAGACCCCTTTTTGACATATTTTCTACGCGGTTTGCCTTATCTGATATTCCGGCCTTTGGTATCTTCATGATAAGTTCCTCGTTGAACTCATCATTCTCAAGGAACGTGTAACGTGGCATTCTAATCCTATCGCCAAGAAATGCAGCGGTATCCCATGATCTACAATTAGGATCCGGAACGAAGTCATCAAGACTTACGTTATCGGTAAACACCATGCCCGGGTCTATACGTTTGTCGCCATACTGGACGAATGATCCACTGTTGGCAAGGCCAGTCTTGAATATGCCCATGGAGAACATGGCGTCAACCAATCCATATCGCAAGGTATTCTTCTTCTTAGTGCGCCTATTATTCTGATCTAACGCTTTTCCAAGTAGAAATGCATAGTTATCATATTCTACGATATCAGACGTGACATCTGTGATGGGGTTACGCATTACATACTGTGGGATGATTGCACGAATGGCGTTATAAATAAGGTTGATTGGCATGTCACCAGTCATGCCATGGTTTTCCTCAAAGTACTGCCCTACGTATGCCTTAATAAACATGGCCCGGTTCCGCTGGTGTACGCGCATTCTACGCATACCCTGTCGTACGGCTTCAGCCATTTTCTTTGAAACCAATTCATACATTATTATCACCTATTATCAAAACCGTGACGCCACCCTTTTTTCTTACTCTTTAACTTTTTACGTTGTGCCTTCCTGTGACCTGCTGATCCTTGTGGCATTGACAGCAGATTTCCGGGCTTGCGTGATTTCTTTTTGCCAAGCAGAGTTAGGGCGTCGGCTATAACCCTGTCACCATGTGTCTTTCTGGCTGAAGCGTCTTCTTCTATTAGACACGATGGTCCAACTTTGTTATCACCAAATGTTATGTACTTCCTAGCTTCTTCTAAAGCCAGACTTGAATGGTTTATAATGTCACCATACGCCAATGCATGATCGTAATCGGTCATAAGCTCATACTTAGCGTCAGTGGAACTCTGCCATCCGTATTTATCACTCTGCTTGTCATGCACATTTCCGACAGTAACAGTTCTGTAATACCTTGGGTAGTGATATGTCCTAACTATACGCTTGCCAAAGTTAAGACCGGGACCGTTCTTTTCCCAGATCATGAATGGAAGATTGCATCTCCCACGTCCACCGAACCATAGTGCGAGTCCAACTGCAACGCGTGCCATATCAACCGGCAACGTTTGGGCACACGCCCATTCAGCCACCTTCTCACCAGTTTCTAGGCATCGAACGCTTATCACTGAGTTGGATGCACCCATTCCTTTTGATATGTCCATACCAAAATTGTATGTTAGGTTCTGATTCGGTCTTCCTCCTATTAGTCGACACCATAACTTTAACTTGCTCTTGCGTCCCCTCGTCACCTTCAGACACGTTATGCTTCTTGTGCGTAACAAAGAGGGTATCGCATCATCCGCTATACCCCGCTTAAATTCAACGTTTAGTTCTACTCTTGGCTTACATCCGAACAAGGCGTCATGTGTGTCTATGCCAGCTATGTTAAAGAATGCATTACCCGACCCTATGTCATCTGCATCAACTTCTTGGGCCATTTCTTTAGGTGAACGAATTGTTTCTTCATAGTTGTACCACGGTGATCTGATCTTCCATTCCTTGGATACAGGTTCCTGTTGCACGTAGCGTTTGGAACCTTTCTCTGGATGGTCCCACCACATGAGCGGGAAGATTTTGATTTGCCTAGAGTTTTTCCAATTAGAATATTCCGTTCCTGGCCCGGCAACTGTTGAATTAATGATTCTAAAGATTCCTGCATCTCTTGTAGCCGAACGCATCTCTCTGCCATGTTTGACCTTCGCGAACTCGTCTAGAAGGACAATGAGTCTTCTATCACCCGATGCAGCATGTTCGGTAGTTGATTCACCATCTACACACGCTCCGTTTAACTCATTGAAAAGGTGCATGCATGAACGGTTCTTCTGCTCTGGCAAGCACTCAGGAGGACGCATCCACCAAGGTAGCCATCTATTCATATAATCATGCTTGGGAAAGAGTGCCTTCATGTTAGCGGTCTGATCCACATACTCTTTGGTACGTGACATCTCCAACATCTGGGCATTGGTAGTAAATAGCCAGTGCCAATGTATGTAGGCCATACATGACCATGAGGCACCCATATCACGACTCTTATTGACAAGTACGTCCTCACCGTTAGCAAGGCACCAGTCGAACGTATCTATGCAACGATCTTGCACCTCCCACGTAACGAATGGTACGTGTTGGTTTATCGCGGGATGCCTTTTACCTGTATTCGGATCAACATCCCACTGGTGGAACGTCCAGCAGAAAGCGTTTATCCAGAACAGTTTTGACTCTTTACATGCTACCAATAAGTCATGCTGTAGCACGGTATCTTCATACGCCCGTTCCAAAAGATCTTTACGCCACTGCATGTTTTGAATTATGCCCTTGGGAACCTTAAGTCCTGTCTTTGGACATACCCAATATTCGGAGTCGCTCGGAAATGGTACTGCGAGTTGTGGCTTTATTACTTCTCTTGCCGCTTCCACTGCTGTCAACATGACTTTTCTCCGCAATTTCGTTTAGGTGCCCAATAAGCGACTCACCCACACGATCATGTACCGGTGGTGCCTTCGGCTTTTTATCGTCCATCTGTTTCTGTGTCTGTGGTTTGGGTTTACCCAGCAGATGATCGAACAGTATTTGCTTTGCGTACCTATCTGGTGCCATATGTTCTTGCACCTTAATTACTTTGCCCTCCTTGCCTAGTATTTCACGCTCATAGGTATACCCCAACGCTTCCTTCCACGTGAGCCTTGCCAATGCCTCTATCTTGGTCGACACCGTATCGTCTTCCTGTGCTTCCACTTCGGCGCCAATATTACGCAAAAACTTAAGCAACTTCTTTTCGAACATTCCTGATTTCTTGCCAGTTGCCATACCATTGCCCCATTATGCTACTACTGGTAAACCCTCACGGGCCACGCTTGCGGTTTCGACCGTAACGCTAGTAGATCCAAGTGTTGACGCTATGAATAGTAACTTACTATACCCATTAGTGTTTATCCATAACTTTGCTATATCATTTATGGCCGAAGCGGATATAGCCGTCTCAAACGCGGCATCTACCTCCGCCAATGTAAGCGTATCATGATATAACTTAGTACCACCCCTTACTATCATAGTACCCACCGTGAACGTAAGCGTTACCATATGTGTATAGTCGTCATTCTTTCCACGTGAAGCATATAGTTGCAACACGTTAGAATCAGCATCATCCCCCACCACATGTGATATAATCTCAAGAAACTCATTATAATCGTTTTTGAGTTCCACCTCTACGTACTCACCCGGCACTAATATGGATACCGTTGGTCGATATCTCTGTGCATTTGTAAGAGCGGCATGCGCCGTTGTTATCGTTCCCCTTGGTGTAAATGAATTTCGAGATTGCATAGTAATTCTCCTGAATATTGATTTAGAATCGGTTTCCGGTTGGGGACCGGCTGACTACGGTCACATTTCAAAGTGGCTGGAATTAGTTTCCAAGATACTGGTTAAGAAATGAAAGAAAGATGACAGGCTTACTTTAATACGGTTTTTGGGGTTGACCAATCGGTCGTTCCGATTTATTAGCAAGCCAGATATGAAAGGGCGTAGGCAGGACTCGGACCTGCGACATTCGGAATTTGCGCGGTTTTTAAACGCTGCGAATTCTCCGATACTCTATCCACTGAGCTACTACGCCAAAAGACCCCACACATTTGAGCTTCAAGTTACCATATGGTTTTGAGAGGCTTGTGGGGTTTACTAAAAGGTATGAGTCGGGGTTGCACCGACATTTCCCGCATTCGTTCGCCACGGTATCCTCCAACGAGCAGTGAACTACTTAAAGTGCGAATCCTATATCCCCGCCCGATCATAGTTAGATGATCATACCAAAAGACCAGGGGTGGGACTCGAACCCACGACATACGCTTTATAAGTGCGTCTCTCTACCACTGAGCTACCCTGGTCTTACTTATTCAATTATCAAAGAGCGTTATGCATCTTCGACATTTTCGGATGCTTCTTCAATAATCACCCGGATGTCATTCTCATAAACTACTATGCCGTCACCACCATTAGGCAGACGCATGTCATACTCAGGGGCACCCTGACGTACACGCGTGTGACGCAACACTGTCACTTCGGGCTTTAACACTACATCACCTACTCGTACCGTTTTCACGCCTTCGCCTATCATATACACGATGAACTTTAACTCGTCTTCAGCATTCTTGTCATCCGGCAGAAAAATTCCACCGTCGGTTCTATTTAATGATGTCACTTTTTTAACTTCCAGTACAACTGATTTGTTGATACATTTCATCTTTCATTCCTTATAACCAGCTAGTATACTTTTTAACCCGTTTCCACAGTCGTGTGTACCATGGTGCCGTTACTGGCTTGCGCAGTTCGGGTCTGAACAACTTGTCTAGCCTGTCTTGTATCTTAGCCACCAGCACTGGATCATCAGCCGGATTTAGACACCTGCCGGGTGGCGTGTAATAACACTGATACCACCTATGCCACCTATTCTTATTGTGCCCATCTCTATATACTATCATATCTTCACGCTCCGTTTCAACTTGTTCAGCATGCTAAATTTGGCGAGTAACTCGGATACATCACCGGTCCTATCACTGGCCATTGCATTCCTGATGTTCCTAAGCTGCATTATGATATGACGTTTGAATAACTTGATTTTGATTCCGCGCAATGTTCCGCGTCGTAGCTTTCTAATTGTTGTGCACATTTCTTAACCTCACCTGTTCAAACTGGGACTTGACATAGCATGGGCACCATCAAGTGCATGTCATCCAGACATCGCATGCCTTAACATCGCGTCTTGTTACAATTTAACATTATCCGCATATCCATACGGTAAACCATCAGGAAAATAATGTTGCACATCTTTCAGCGTGGTCCGTACAAGATCCTTTGCCTGTCCCCTTACCAGCCACGTGCCCTTTTCGTACCGCCTGAACTTCTCTTGTTTTGCGCATCCGGCACTTACAACTCCTACTGCAAGGCCAATTATACCGCCCAGAAATTTACGTCGTCTCATAGACTTATTCCCTTCTCAATTTATGCACATGCGTTATACAACCTCGTGGTATGACATCTACCGAACGCTGCTTCTCTGCATTATAGCAATGACTTACCCTGAGCACCATCCTTGTACGATTAACATAATATCCAATGGTGTGACATGTGCATGTGCCTTTCTTCGCTGCATCATCGTCCTCTACCCAAGATGAGTCTGAGATGATGTCCTCCCAGACTATCTCAACTCTATCACCCTTCCTCAATCTTGGTATACTCATATCAAATTCCCGCCATTGTGGCAATTGCCACCCTGCCAATAAAGTCGGCCACTATATCTGGACGCCCTTGCATCATCACATCCAGGTCATCTGCAATCAGCGTCAACTTTCCACAACCGAATACCTTGGTCATACTTACGAATCTATCATCCCGTATATCCAAATCGAGTCCCTTCACATCCCTGCGTCTTCGTTCGCACGTAAATTCATTCTTGCATATCATCACGCTATATGGGTTACATACCATATAATGCAGCAACATTGTTGTCTTGCCAGAATTACGCTTTCGTATGATCTTAACCATTTTAGTATCCTTCCAATTAAACAATTTCTCCAAAAACATACACCCTTCTATTATACATCACAGTGTACCATATTTGAATGGTTTTGTTACAAAAAATATGGTAATATTTATTTTATTCCCTGGGCTTCCAACATATTCCCTAGTATGCATGGATTGTGGGAAAAACTACATATATGTTGTTAACTGTCAAGGTTTGTACAACGCATATATAGTTTTTCTCACGAATTGTGTAAATTTGTACTCACCTATCAACAAGTGGATACAAATTTACACAATGCCAGAAAAACATATACATCTTCTGACAAGTTTGCCTTGGAAAAGCTGGAATAGTTATACCACAAATTCTGATATTATGTGTGCCGGGTAGTGAGGATGATTTGCGAATTTGGGTATGCGGCTTCAAGGGTGGCACCCCGGGGGTCCGATAACCGATATCGGAGTCGGGTTGGGGCCGGTAACAACTTGATCGGCGATGACTTGACGTAGTCCAAAGGCACCTTGACGGGTGCCTTTTTCATATCCACGGCGTGTAGACTTAGAAATGCTGGCACATCCGGCATGCCATATCATGCTGCCACCTGCCATAATGACATGAATCGTGCTACTCGGCTAGGTCAATCGTGTTACTGTCCATAGCTAATTGTACCAGTCCACTACCAATTAACCACTTAACTCCTTATTGCTACTACACTTAGCCCCTGTCCATAGCTCCATATACATCTAAACCCTTGCTACTACTATACTTAGCCAATCTTGTCCATAGCATCCATAGCAGATTTGACTATGTACCCCTTACTTAAAACACTATCCAATAAAACACACTATACGTATAACTACCTATGCAGCACTATTATCTTATTACTCTATATGCAGCAATTTGACTATCTGCTATGGTTGCTATGGACAGAGTATTGAAAACACCACTTAAACCAAGTAATAGTAAAGACTTATGCTGTCCATATGTGACATTGGTCTGCTATGGACAGCTATGGACAGAGCTATGGACAGAACACACAAGCCTATCTAAGCCATTGGGAACAAATATAGTACAATGGCACACAAATTAAAAGATTTAGCTTGCAATACCCCTTGCCATTGATTATACTCTGTGTGAATGTGTTTGATATTGACTGTAATAAATGATGAGGACTAGAATTATGTGTAAGCTAATAGCAAGATACTTGATTGATCCATTTGTCATCGAGATACCACACAAAAGCAATAAGTGGATAACTATCGCAAACTGGCTGGATCCAGAATCAGCAGTCACGAAGACTGAGAAGGTAGTACCGTTCAGCAATATTGGCACTAGGACGATGTTATATTTAGTCATCGGTGTATTAATAGCATTAGCATAGGGAGATATCATGGACAGCAAGTGTAAAGCGTGTGGTTCAAAAGATGTAGCGTTTATGGCCAAATGGTCAAGCACAGAGAATGAGTATAAATGTCTAAAGTGTGGCAGGTCGTTCATTGCCAAGCCAAGAAGTAAGCCAGCATTAGCATAAGGAGATTAAGATTATGATACCCCAGACCATGACACCGAATATAAGGACACAACTGATTAATGCCGTAAACCTCAATGGATTGACCAGTGCATCAAAGCACTTAGATAGATTGCGAAGTGAGATAGACATGCTCAAGTGCTCTAAAGCGAATGGTGGCCAGCATATGGTGCGTCATACCCTTATACGCAAGATAACAGCGCAACGATATAGGGAATTGCGTAATACCTGGAATATGCTTACAAGCTAAATTAAAAGATAATGCTTGCAATCACCCTTGCCATTGATTATACTATGGGGTGAAGGTTATCATACAATGCAGGCTAATCAACCAAATGGAGAAGTGTCATGACACTATTCAACAACATAAGCACAAATCAAATGATGATCTTGGTCATCGGTGTATTAATCGGTTTAGCATAAGGGGATATCATGCGCACATTCATTATTGATCATAAGACACGAAATGCCAACGTTACGATTAGGTTATTGGGCAAACGCAAGGATGTAATGGCTTGCCAATTTCATGGGCTGTATTACGAAGATAAAGAATGTTGCCAAATCTATGTCGCCACCACCATGACAGAGGATGAATTAGATCATTGGCTATGGGTCACTAAATCAGTAGGGAACTATATTGGTGTGGTAGAAACCGAAGACATGGACTTAGTGGGCACAGAGACATACAAACCAGATGAATGCTAACAGTACACATTACCAAAGTGTATCGCCTCAAATATCATTAACCGATTAAAGGGGATGACATGAAGACATACATGATAAAGACATATTCTTTTGAGGAATTATGCGATGGGGCTAAACAGAAAGCTCTTGATAACAATAGGGACTGGAATACGTCATGCGATGAATGGTGGGATTCAGCGTATGAAGACTTTTATGCCATAGGTGAAATATTGGGAGTTAAAATAGATAACATATGGTTTAGTGGTTTTGCCTCGCAAGGTGATGGTCTTTGCTTCACGGGACGTTTTGAATACTCAAGGCAATGGCGTAGACGTTTAGAATCATACGCGCCAAAAACATGGGAAGACCACAAGACAGGCAGGATTAAAGAGGATGAGTGCAACAAAGAATTGCACGCAATTGGTGAACGTCTACAGTCTGAACAGAGGCACGCGTTTTATGGTATCTATGGTGACATTAAACATCATGGACACTACAATCATTCCGGGTGTACAGAATTCGACATACGCCATACATGGGACGGGGACGCAAGTGTGACGTTTGATCCTGAAGACATAAAGCAGATATTGCGTGAACTAATGGACACGTTCTACCAGCGATTAACTAAAGAGTATGAATACTTGACAGGTGATGAGGCGATAGGGGAAAGTCTTATTGCAAATGAATGTGAGTTTACAGAATCCGGCGAAACATACTAATCTATCGTTTAATAAGGGGATGATATGGACATATGCATAAATGGCATGGTTAGAGAAGACATGGGTACACTAAGTGGTAGTCGCATGGAATTGGGTGATGATGCTGCAAGCATAACATGGAACAACTCACTAAATGCAGCATATGTATTGGGTTATGTTACCGATGAAAACCGGGAAGAAGTGATAGACTACTTCGAACAGTATGGGGCCTGGACTGTCGAGGAAATGAATACATGGACATGTCGGGAACTATGTGCGATGATAGTTCAGGAAATTGCATCTCAATGTCGTGAATTTTCAGAAGATAGCATG